GAAAAACATATAATTATTAAATTATTAAATTATTCATTTTTTAAATTCTTTTTTTGTTTTTTTTTATATCATATAATTATATATATAAATGAGTCAATTAATCAGACCAGTTAGTGTAATCGATACAGTGCTTGATTTAAAAGATAGCTGTAATTTTGCTATAAACAAATCAGCCCAGAACGTAACTTCTCAAGCCTATAAAGCCAACTCACAAACACCTAATCAATTAGTTTTTGCGATTCAAGTGCCATCTCTTAGCACTATTGTAAGCCGTAATATTATTATTTCCGCTGATCTTACATTTCAGCTTACCGGCACAGTTCCTCAATATGCTTATCTTTGGAATGCCGACGCCGTAAATCAAACATATAACAGTGCTAATTATCAAGCAGGTGACTGTTTTGGACCATTTGTGTTGCATCAACTTATGAAAAATGCAACAGTTCAAATCAATAATACGTCAGTTGTTCTTAATGATGTACAGCGCGTTTTAGATCCTCTTCTTCGCGGTCTAAACCCTGAAAAGATTCAACATATGTATGGTTCAACACCGACACAACTTGATTACTACGCTCGATATAGGGACGCTCTACCTGAGGGTATTTCAGACACCGATGCTATTACTTCTAATATTCTTCCAAATGCTGGCTATACTTCGCATTGGAATTCTCCATTTAATCGGGGTTATAATCAAAATTGTCATGATCTTGAAAGCCGTAACTCTTTTACAATTACATCAATTACTGGTAATACTGTAGGCCCCGCAGGTGGTGCAGTAAGAACAGTCACTGTGGTCGTACATGTTGAGGAACCCCTTTTACTATCACCATTTCTTTACGGGGGTGATATCGATGAGCCAGGAATGAGCGGAATCACACAAATGAATTTTACGTTTTCACTTGATTCATTAGCTACTCGAGCTGTACGATGGATTAATGCACAAGTACCTGACAAAGCCGTAACATTTCAAGGGTTTAATGATAGCGCTCAAATGACATTAATGTATTATACACCACAGCCAACGCAACTTGTGCCCGCAACAGTGGTAACAAGCCTACAACAGCTCGTTAATTTCCAAGGACAAGCGGAGGCCGATTTACCAGATGAAACAACACAAACTTTTATATCTCCATCTCTTCAACTTAACTCCGTTCCCGATAAAGTAATTATTTGGATTGATGACGAATACAAATATCAAACAAAAACAAGTGCACCAGCTTCTGTTCCTAATAATGTTGCTGATCGATATTTAGTAATTAATAACGTAAATATTACATTTGGTAACCAAACAGGTATCATGAGCACTTTTTCACAAAAACAACTTTATGAATGTTCGCGCCGTTCTGGTTCTTATCAAACTTATGATGAATTTACTGGTATTATACAACAATCGACAAGGTCTTCAACTGGAAACCCTGGAGGACTTTCTTACTCTATCCCAACTACAGGAAGTGTTTTATATTTAAATTTTGGCGATTGTATCAATTTGTCAAATGTATATGAGGCACCCGGTTTATTACAGACAACTCAATTTCAAGTTCGAGTTAATGCTACAAATCGAACCGGTGATGTTGTGAAACCTCGAATCAACTGTATGTTTCTGTACTCGGGAATTTTAAGCACATCAGGCGGCAACAGCAGCAGCTTTCTAAACGGAGTAGTTACCCGCAACGATGTTTTAAATGCGGCTTCTGCTCCGCAAGTAGTTAAGAAAGAAATTAAACGTTATCTTGGTTATGGTGTCGTCGATGATGCTCTTTCATTTGCCGATTCATCAATGCCAATTCTTAAAAAGATGTTGGGGGCATTAGATGATAAATACTCTAAAGCCGCTGTGGCTGCTATGGATGAACTCGGAGTAGGTAAAGGGGCAATGGCCGGGGCAATGGCTGGGGCAATGGCTGGCGCACAAGGTGGACTTCTTGCTGGTCGTAAATCTCGTTTGTCTTCGAAACTTCTTTAATTTATTTATAATCTAATATTATTATAAATAAAAAAATGAATAAAACTATTAGTGATTATTATTTAGAAAAATCGAGCCGAAAAGATAAAAAATATATGGTTTCTTTTATTAATGAAAATACAGGAAGAGTTAATTCACTTCATTTTGGACAGGCGGGCGCTTCCGATTACTTGCAACATAAAGACGAAGAAAGAAAAAAAAGATATATAAATAGACATAAAGCAAATGAAGACTGGAGTGATTTATCCAAACCTGGGACCTGGAGCCGTTTTATATTGTGGGGAGAAAAGACTTTATCAGAATCAATAAAAAAAATGGAAGATAAATTTAATATTAATATTCATTTAATTGAATAAAAAAATTGAAATTGTTGTTATATGTTCTTTTTTATGTCAAATGTCTACATAAATTTTATAATATATATTGTCGACATTTGACATAAAATTATAATTTGCCTTGTTTTCTTAATGATATCATATATTTCTGTATTTCTTTCATACGTTCGGCTTTATCTTTAATAGATGCAAAGTATAATCTCATTTTCTTTTCTTCTGGTGTTTCATCTTCATCGATGTATTCTTCTTCATTTGTGCTTTTTTCTTCTTTTTGTATCTTTTTTACTGGTGTTTTCTTTTTTTCTTTTTTCTTTTTTAATTCTTCTATTTCTTTATTGCGTTTTAATTCTTCTCTTGTTCTTTTAACTATCTCTCTATTTCTTTTTGCCCTCTCATCTCTTTCTTTTTGTCTTTCTTCTTCTAATTGTCTAACTATTTCTTTTTCTTTTTCTATTTCTTTTTGTGTTCTTTTTGGTATATGTGGCTCATATAAATGCGTCCCAGTTTCGATAAAATGTTTTAATCGTTTATCTTGTTCTTTTTTTTGTTCTTTTGTCAATGTGTCTCTCCATTCTGCAGTTTTCCGCTCTTTAGGTCTATTTCTTTCTATTTCATCAAACATATTTTTAAATGTTGTTTCTAAATATTCTTTAGCCTCCTTATCTTCTTTTTTAATTCTGTTAATTCCTGCTTCAATTGATTTTTGTAATTCTGGATGCTCAACAAAAACCCAGCCCCTTTTATTTTGTTGAAGATTATCTTTTAAATATTTAATAAGTTCACCTTTTCTTAGAGTTGATGGGTGAGGAATAGCTTTATATTTATTATATGCTTTCGCTAAATTGCGAATTTCTGGAGCTTTTAGACGATTTAAATTAATAAACATAATATATAATATAATTATAAAAAAATATATATTAATTATATATATAATAATTTAAAATGGCTTCACCTAGTGTTCTCGATACAAAAATATTGAATATGAATAATAGATATTTGTATGAGGTTTTTAGATATCAACAAAATATACCTCAAGTTGTTGGCACTGCCTCTTTACAATCTCAATTATACCCAGCTGATATCGATATGTTGTGTGTTCTTGATAAAAAACCAGATACATTTAATGCTGTTCAAACTGAATTTAAAAATATATTTAATAGAATGAAAGCATATCATAATTTATTTTTTGTTGAGTTCAAATTACAAAATAAAGAAAAAGATGATAAATACAAATTTTTTAATGTGTCTGGTGTTGATTCTGATTTTTTTGCTAAGCATTATAATCCTGATAAAATTGATATTTGTAAAATTGATTTATTACAATATTCAAATTATAAATTCCAAGATGTAAGCATTATTTATTTTTTCAATAAAGAAAAAGTAGATATGGTTGTTTATTATGATTCTGTTTTACAAGATCAAAAAGATTATTATGATGCGGGCAAATATTACAAATCATTAAAGAGATTAATGGTTACTTTAAAATTACAAGACCCACCAAATGTAAATATGATTATTGGTATTTCTAATTTCTTTAATTCAGAAGTTGGCAGAATCTACCAATTAAATAATTTTATTACTGCCTGTCTCACTTATATTGAAAAATTTGGATATGATGATAGAGTTAGACAATTTTTAAAAAAATTTAAATTGCCAGAATTACCAAAGGAGGAACTAGAAAAGTTATCAAAAGACTATGAAAAATTGTATAATAAAGAAGCTAAAAAATTTTATGATCATTTTTCAATTCCTGTCGGTAAGAAAAACCCGCCATTTTTAAGAAAAAGAATTAATCAAAAAATATAATCTAAATATATATATATATAAATGGCTTTTAATGTCCAAGAGAAAGGCGGAGAAGTCGCAATAATCAAAGAAAATAAAGAAGATGATATTATTGTCTATTTAGACCCAAATTTTGAGAAGAAAGATGATAATAAAATAAAAGGATTAAAGAAAAATAAAATAAATTATCTTGAAAAAATTGATTTAAACAAAGATCAAAAGTTTTATCCATACCCTGATACATCAAAAGAAAGACAATGTTTATTAATCGTTGGTCAGAGTGGGTCCGGTAAATCTTGGTATTTAAACGAATATTTTAAAAATTACAAAAAAGCATACAAGAATAAGAGGCCGATATATTTTTTTAGTAATATTGATGAAGATAAATCAATTAATGAAAAATTAATAAAAAGAGTCGTATTAGATGATTCCTGGAAATCAGAACCTCTAAGCTGTGATGATATCGGGAAAGATGGGGCATTATGTGCATTTGATGATATTGAGATGATAAAAGATAAAGATATTAGAAATGAAGTTTTTAAATTTATAAATGAAATATTGACAACTGGACGACATTTTAAAATATCATGTGCTTTAATTGTTCATTATGCTAACAATAAACCATATTTAAGAGACTTTTTAAATGAAGCTCATACATTTACATATTTTCCCCAATCAGCCAACAGAGCCACTAATTATTTACTCGAAAATTATATGGGCGTCGATTCTAAAGAAATAAAGAAAATAAAAAAACTAGGCTCAAGATGGATTACGGTTTTTAAAAATTACCCTCAATGTATATTAGGCGAGAGAAACTTATTTAAGTTATCTGATATGGATGATTAAAATAAATTATATTATTTTTTATTTTAATATAAATTATATTTTATTATATATATATGGAAGCCGAAATCTTAGGAAAGCTAAAAGAAAAGAAATTATCAGATAACTCAATTAAGTTGTATATGTCTATTTTAAACAATTTAAACGATAAAAAAGAGATTAAGGATTTGAAATTCTTATCAAAACCTAAAAAAATTTATGAAAAAATAAAAGATTATAAACCAACTACACAAAGAAATATATTAATTTCTATTGTTTCAGTTCTCAAAGCGTTATCAAATCCATTATATAAAAAATATCATGAGGATATGATGAAAATGAATAAATCAATTGAAGAGAATAACAAACTAAATGTTAAATCGGAAACACAGAATAAAAACTGGATGAAATGGAGCGATGTTGTAAATAAATTTAATGAAATGAAATCAAAAATAAAATCTCATAAAAATATATCAGAAGATCAATATAATCATATTTTATCCACTGTTGTATTAGGTTTATATGTTTGTATTCCTCCCCGAAGAAATAAAGACTATCTATTAATGAAAGTTAGTAAAGATGGTAAAAATATGACAGATACTAAATAAAATAATTTAAAAACTAAAAAAGAATTCAGACAACAAATAATATAAAAACCCGATGAACTATATCAACTGCTCAAAAAAAATCATAAAAATAAAAAAGATGCTGAAGGATTTTTACTGGTTAAATGTAATGTTCAAAATCTCAAATC